GATGGGGCTGCCGTGCCGTGTGGTTGCGGTGGTGGATGATGCGTGTGGTGAGAGCAAAGTGTTCGTGGAGCGTGTGCTCGTGGATGGCTCAGTACGCGGTCGAGAGTCTTTAACCGAATTAACCGATTGGGTGGATGCCGTATGAGCCGTAGAGCATGGTCACAAGCATTCGGCGGTACAACACCAGCCATCAAGCCTTTCGGCTCAGATTCGGCTGTTGTGCGGGATGTCCGCAAGGCGACACGCCCGATGGAAGATGCTGAGCAGATCGCGTACATGGACTGGGCAGGTCTATATCCATACGAGAAAACGACCCTATCAGAATTTATCCATCACTCGCCCAATGGCGGTCATCGCCCCACATTTGTCACATCCAAAGGGCTGCGTATTTGTCCAGAAGGGGCAAAGCTCAAGCAAATGGGGACGAAAGCAGGGTTTCCAGACTTGGAGGTATTCATCGCACATGGTGGTTATTTCGGGCTTTACATCGAGATGAAAAAGAAGCGTGGGCCATCAGCTCGACAGAATCAAAGACAGATGCATGCGCTTTTGAGGTCGCAAGGCTACTTGGTCTTGGTGTGTCATGGCGCAGATGCCGCGATTAAAGCCACCAAACGCTATATGGCAATGCCAAAAACAGTAACCGTAAAAATGGAGTGGATTGATGGCTGATGAAGCAGATATGGCGCAAGCCGAACAGGAGCGGTTAGCTGAGGTGATGGCGCGGTTTAAGCCCGTAGAGGTGGTGGGTGAATCGCTGTCTGAGTGTGACGAATGCGGCGAGGATATACCGCTGGCGCGTCAGACGGCGGTCAAGGGTTGTCGGTTGTGCATTGGCTGTCAGACAGTGCTGGAAATTAAACGTAAGCAGGGGGTTGTGTGATGTTGCAGGTTCGATTCAAAAAACTACGCCCAGACGCAAAAATTCCCGTCCGTGCTACCGACGGCGCGGCGGGTTTTGATCTGCATTCGACCAAGCGTATCGACGTTCCAGCGGGTCAACGCATGTTGTTGCCCACAGGTATTGCATGTGCCATTCCAGACGGTTGGTGTGGTCAGGTATGGCCACGGTCGGGATTGGCCGTTAAGCATGGCATTAACGTACTGGCGGGGATGATTGATAGCGATTATCGCGGTGAGCTGCATGTGTCACTGATCAATCACGGCTCAGACACATGGGAAGTCAAAGAAGGCGAGCGCATCGCTCAGTTGGTCTTTGTTCAAGTGCTTACCACTGCTATTGAGGTGGAGGACTTGGATGATACGGCGCGGGGTGTGGGCGGGTTCGGGAGTACGGGTAAATGATCAAAAAAGATGGCAAGGCTCTTTATATTCAGGTGGCTAGTGTTGAAACGCCTTGGGGTTTTTCGGTTGGTTTTTTTGTTCAGGATTTATTGAAAACCAGACGTAATCACTTTATTGAGTGGAACGATTCTAACCTAAGTTGGTGGGCTGTTTCAGAGATTGCGTGTTTTTATCGTCAAATTGCCTTCACAAGTTATCTTGATGCTCTTATTTCTGAGGTGATATATCGTGAGGCAGTAGACAGCGGCTCTTATGGATATTGTTTAGTTAGCGATGTCGTTTTTGAGAAAATACAAACAGTTGTGCAGTTTTATCTAGGCTCAATTTTTGAGTTGCTTTTTAGTGAGGGAATTATGCCTGATTTAGACGCAACTGAAGAAAAGTGGCGTGTTTTAGATTTTGACCTCAAGTTAGCGGCAAGGTTTAAAAGGGCACATAAAGGAGCAATTTTTCAATGAAGATCTTTGTATTCGAGGGCATGGACGGCAGCGGCAAGACAACCACAGTCCAAGCTGTTGCTACTGAGCTGCAAAACCTAGGCTTCAAAGTCAAGACCGTTTGTTGGTTGTATGACGGTATTGAGCGTGATGCTGTGGGGCGGGCGGCGTGGTATCTGCGGCGTATGGGTGACTGGCATAAGATGGAAATGCCACGGCTTGCACTTGAGCAGTACGACTATGTCTTGATGGACAGGTCATGGATCAGCACCCTGATTTACCAAGGCTATCTGTCCAAAAACCAAGCCGTCACCAACATGATCAGTCAGACCGTGATTAAAAATTGCGTGTACTCGCCTACGCTGGTATTTCGCCTATCCGTTCCCGTCGATGAAGCACTGGTGCGGATTCAGGATGGACGCGGTGAACTTGGTGAACATGAAACACCTGAGCAACTGTCAGACCTAGAGCGCATTTATCAAAGCGTACTGCCAGCGTTTTTGCGCAGTCACAAAATCCCGATGGTGGTATTACCACGCGGAACGGTCGAGAAGGTGCGTGATACCGCTATCGACCATATCGTAGCAATGCTGCAACCCAGTTTTTTCAACAAGCCTGTAGAGCAGGTCTAGGAGCGTTTCATCATGGTAAAAGCAGAGTTAATCAAACACATTGCAGGTCGTACAGGCTTGACACAAGTCGCTATTGAGGACGTGCTCAATGACTTAACCAAAACGATCACGGAGCAATTGGCCGCCGGTGGTAGTGTCAAAATCATGGGCTTTGGTGAGTGGTCGGTGAAAGAAACTGCCGCCCGCACTGGTCGCAATCCGAAAACGGGTGAACCGATTGAAATTGCAGCCGGTCGCAAGGTTGTGTTCAAGTCCGGCTCAGGTTTGAAAAACGCCGTTTAATGTGAAACACCGTCATAATGGCGGTGTCTGTTTGGTGTGGTAGCCAAACACTGATGAGCAGCCAAGGGGAAGTGAGAAAATGGCTAGGGTGCAAGATAAAGCGCGGCGCAACATGATCGGACAAAATCTTGCAAAGGCACGGACACTATCGGGACTATCACAGTCCGACGTTATGAGTCGGATATGGCTCAAAGATGACCCAAAACAGCGTAACCGGATCAGTGAGATTGAATCCGGTGGTACATTGCCTGATGCTGAGTTACTGCTACAGCTTTGCATGTTGTACGGGGTCAGTGCGGACTATGTGATTGGATTGAGTGTAGAGCCTGAAATCGACGCCACAGCAGGGCGTATGGGCATGATGTACAACGGCATGTCAGAGATTGCCAGTGACTTGCTGAAAGGCGTTGTAGAGCAACTGGCACGCAATGGGGCAGACTATATCGCCAAGATGCCTAAGCCTGCTTCGATGGGCGTGTTGGCCACTGGCAAGGTGGTTTGGAATCTATACAACCAGCACAAGGCCAAAGTACCGCCAGAATTAGGGCGTGCTATTTTTGAATTTGCCAAGGAGTTGCAAGGGCTGGATAAGGGAATTGCCGTCAGTATGCGCAACTATGAGATGGCATTGCAGGATTGTATCGAACGCCCCGATACAATCGAGAAGCACCAAACCCTTGCCGACCTGTCACAAGAACGCATGAAACGCCGACCATGCACTGTATTGCCTAAAGTGCTGGAACGCTCACGGCTTAGAGCAGCACCACGGCTATATCGACTGGTCGAAGCTGGACAGCTCAGCCTGTTTATCAATCCAACTGGTGTATGTGTGCAGCCACAGGGCGGCGCGGTAGTCGATATTGACGATGACAGCGAGGTTTGATGATGACCTCAAAGAAGGCAGGTTATTCGGACGATGTGTGGAGGGCGATTCGACTACTTTGGGAAGCATCGCCGCCTACAGTGAGTTGGCGCGTGATACTGGAGCAGGTGGCTAGTGCTCTAAATTGTGAGGTGCCAAGCATTGCCGCAGCGTCAACAAGATGCAAGTCTGAAACATGGTTAAAATCGGTTAAAAAAGGGGTTAAAAAAGGGGTTAAAAATAGTGTTAAAAACATGAACAATTTTAACCCTGAAAAAGAAATAGAAAATCAAATAAAAACAGTTATATATGGTGAAACTTTAAACCCTGAAAAAGAGGATTCTTTTGAGGTTAAAGACGTTAAAAAAGTGCGCGGTGAATTGGTTGCCAGCGAAGGCATGGAGCGGATCGAAAAAGCAGCAGCTAAGGCGATCAGCGGCACTGAGCAACTGGTCGAAAAACTGCGGGAAAGTCAGGTCGGCATGTTCAACGTGAACGTCATGTGCATTACGCAGCTACAGGACTTTCTGAACAAAGTGTTGTCAGCAGAAACGCTTCCAGACTTGGAATTTCTCAAAGCTCAGATGTCTATTATTGCGGGTGCGGCTGAAATGGGGGAAACCCTGTCTAGGACGCAAGAGCGCGTACTCAAGGGCTTGATCGGTTTGCATGGCTTGAATCCCGATGACTTTAAAGACCGAGTTGAAGCACAGCAGATGCAGAATAAAATCATGCTGGAGCTGGACGCTAAAATGGATCAGGTCAAGCGCGATATGCTGGATCAGAAAGCCAAGGTTTTGAATCGAGATATTGCTGCAATCGAAGCAGGGGTACTCACGCCAGACGAGGAGCAAATTGTCGGTACTATGGGCAGTAATGACCATGACGATGATGGGTTAAACTCTGATGGACGGGACGACGAATAGACAGCATGGCCTACAGGCTGACAGCCTAGGCTTTTTGGTTGGCCAACGCCGCATTGAACGCATTACGGCCAATATCGCGCAGGACACGCAGGAAATAGTGCGCTTGCTCAAGGGTATGCTGCAAGACCGCGTATTAAATCCGCCGGACAACCAAGTGCAAGGCTTGGCGGCAGCGATTGCTTTATCACAGCGACAGGCCACAATTGATATTGTGGCCGCTATCCGTGAATCTTCGACCAACACCCAACGCCTACCGATTGCCACGCGGCCAACAGTTGACGTGGGCGGGTCAGGTGCGCCGGTCGGTACTGGTTCAAGTGTACCGCCAGTATCTACACGGCCTACGGTTGATGTGCGCAGCGATGCCGATCTACCGCGCAATGATGTACCACCAATCACTGACACAAATACGCCTACACCAAACGCGCCAGATTCAACCGATAGCACGTCTGACGATGCAGCGGGTACGAATGCACCGCCTAGCACCAGAACGGACTATGTGCGCGATGCTAGGGGGCGTTTTGTGCCACGCAATCGAGCAGGTGATGCCGATGGTGCGAGTGGCGATGATGCAACGGCTGAAAATACCGATGGTCGTGTAAACAATGGCCGTCGCCGTGGTGCGAATGGTCGGTTTGAGGGTAACGGTGATTCTAAGTCATGGTTCGATAAGTTTAAGAATGCGGTATCCGGTGGCGTATCTACGGGCATGGTTGATACACAGGGCGTAGACCCCACTGTTGACGCTATCAATGAATTGGGCGGGTTACTGTCACCAATGAAAAAGGCGGCTGGATTCGCGTTTAAGCCTATCTCTATGCTGATGAAGCGTAATAAGCGTAGTGAGCCGTTACCCGCTGATCAAGAACGCCACAATCGTGAGGAACGTAAGTTTTGGGGGCGGTTGGTTGATGCTATAACGACCCAAACCCGTAGTCTAAGCGGCATGGGTGGGCTGGGAATGCTGCGGATGTTGCCGCTGGTTATCCCTGCCGTGGTTGCCGCCGTGACTGCTTATCTGGCAAAAGAAGCTGTTGATAAAGTCAATGAGTTCTTTGATGAAAAAAGGCCAGAGGAACAGGGCGATATTAACCCTGATGGCTCAACCAACAAGGGTATTATCGGTGCGGGTAATCGTTTTGCCAAGCGTGTGATGAATGGTGTTCGTGGTGCAGCCAATTCTGTGAATGCGTGGCTTGGTGGCGATAATGATTATTTTGATGATGGTACCGCGCCTGACTCAGTGAATCGCATTGGCTTAAAAACAGATGCTGTTAATCAGCAGGGTGGTGTGGGTGGTCAAGCGGCGGCGGGTGCTGGACAGCGCACAGGAAGGCCGCAACGTGGCTTTACACCTGATAAAGCAGCTTCGATTAAGGCCACTGCTGAACGGCTTGGTGTAAACCCAAATGATCTGGCGGCTATTATTTCGTTTGAAACGGGCGGTACTTTTGATCCGTCGATCCGAAACAAGCCCGCCAAGGGTCAGAAAGCAACATCTGCCACTGGTTTGCTGCAATTTATAGCCGGTTCAGGCGGTACACCAGGCAAATACTACGGCATGACCCGCGATCAATTCGGCGCACTGCCATTTGAGCAGCAGATGCAGTACGTTGAAAAGTATCTCAAGGATTCAGGCATTGGCGGCAATAAAACCAGTGTTGCCGATATGTATAGCGCAGTGCTTGGTACGCCAGCCAGTGGTTATAAAGAAGGTACGGATGCGTATGCCAAAAACAGCAAATTGGACGTCAACAGAAATGGGGTTATTGAAAGAGGTGAGGCGGTCAATAATCCAACATTCTTGCAACACCGAAAGATCAACTTTTTTCCAGAAAATGCACCGCAACCAGCCGCACCAACCCAGATTCCCGAAACATCAGAGGGCATTGCTAAGTTGGCTGATGGCTTACCTGCGCCTGCTGCACCCGTGCCAGCACCCGCCGTCACCGTGCCAGTACCCGCGCCTATACCTGCCAGCAACACGCAAAGTATGATCATGCCAGCGGCAAGGGTCATGTCATTGCCAATCAGTGCGTCAAGTGCAAGGCAGGCCCCCAACCTGCCAGCCATGCAGCCTATGCCGCAAATCAAGGAGCGGATCAGTAGTCCAGCCCCGCAGGTGGTGACAATCGCACAGTCTGCCGATACTATCGCTCAAAACGTGGGTGATCGGGCAATAGCCCACGCTGTCACGGGTGGACTGGGGATGAGAAATACATGGGAAGGATGAGTTATGTGTACATGGGGTGATGGGTTCTAGGCTTGCTGATCGTTGCCGTTTTTGTACCTAAGCTAAGAAATACTTCGCACCGGTCGAATAGCTACTGGTTGCGTCACGGCAAGTAGTGCGATGGTATGAGATGATTTGACATCCTCCTCGACCTAAAGGACGGGGTTTGGCGGCGAACTGATCAAATCTCTTTGTGTGACCTATCCCAATTTAATTCTTTTGAGTGGTGAAATGATGCGTTCGTCTAATCGTTTAATGAGTTTTCCAGCCGGTACGATGGTAACAGTCAAAGGCCATCCGTTCGTGCTGCGTGATGTTGTGGAGTGAGAGAAATGAATCAAATGTTGTCGGATACTGCATGTGATTTTCTCTCTCATGTCGGAGATCGAAAGTTTCTAACGATCCTAGCAGATCCTCCTTGGCAGTTTCAAAATCGCACAGGCAAAATGGCACCTGAGCATAAGAGACTTAATCGTTACAGTACGATGACACTTGAGGAAATCATGGCAATTCCTGTGGCTCAGGTCTGTGATGAGCCTTGTCATTTGTACCTATGGGTTCCCAATGCATTGTTGCCTGAAGGATTAATGGTTATGAAAGCATGGGGCTTTGATTATAAAAGTAATTTGGTTTGGCAAAAAGTAAGAAAGGATGGTGAGCCAGATGGTCGGGGAGTAGGGTTTTACTTTCGTAATACCACCGAATTAGTTTTGTTTGGTGTGCGAGGAAAAAATGCACGTACACTAGCACCGGCGAGAAGCCAAGTGAATGTGATTAAATCACGAAAACGTGAGCACTCACGCAAACCTGATGAGCAATATGGACTTATTGAATCTTGTAGTTCTGCCCCTTACTTGGAAATGTTTGCACGTGGTAGCAAAGAGGGCTGGTTTACTTGGGGGAATCAGGCTGAAGCGTATGAGCCAACTTGGGATACATATACCAATCATTCACAAGGAAGATTTGATCTGTGATGCTTGTTGTGGATGCTATACCAGTTTCTTTTACTCGAGCACCTTCATGCCTGCTATCGTCCGCCATATTCTCACCCGTGATCGCGAGCTTGCGGTACAACTCAAGCAACAGCTCGTGAGCGGAAAGGCCGCTGTCATGCCAAGTATCACCATGCAAGTAAATGGCGAAATTATGATGGGTTGGACACCAAGCCAGTTAGATATGTTTGCTAAGGACTGGATTGTCTTGTAACCGGAACCAGCCCCAAACACCCCTGCCACACCAGCCAAACTATCCCCAGACGTACTAATCTGGGGATTTTTGCATGAGCAAGTCGCGCAAAACCAACACACTGAAATATGACCTAAAAAAGCGCGGTCGCACTGTCACCGGACAGGATCGGTCGAATGTTGATATGCAAGCGATGGTCGAACAGATCAACAGTGCAAAAACACAAGAACTGGTCAATACCGGTTCACTGATCGGTTTTTATGGTCATCAAATCCGCCAACGGTTCGGCATGTTTCCGCCTGAGACCGCAATCATCGACGGCAAGGTGGTGCGCCTAGAGCCAGCATTCAAAACCAAGTCGATTAAAGCCTATCCCGACGGCACGGTCGAACACCAACACGAATTTTTAGACAACGAATCAGGCGAGTTTGCCCGTCGCCAATATCTCGCCAATGGCGGTGGATTCAGCACGGCTGTCACTTATAAGCCGATGGGTTCAAAGCTGGTCCCGACCCTGTTTGCGGGCTTCGATTTTGTCTGGCAGCCCAACTACGCAACCAATGTGGGTGATGGTCAGTTGTTTGATGGTCTGTATGTGCCTGAATCGCCAGATGTAGGCATTCCGCTATTCGATAGCGCAACCAATCCGCAGCAGCTCGAACCTGTGGCCGCGTTACTGGCACACACGCTAGAGCGGCAAATCTTGCAGACGTTCGACAGCATGCACGCACAGATGCAACTGACCACACATACAGAGCAGGCGTTTAGTCAGGTCGAAGTCTTGATGCTGGAAAATCAGCACTTGCGTGACCGTCAGGCGCGTCGTGCTGAGTTACAGCGGCAACGCCAAGCTGATCTATACGATGGCATGTCAGGCGAAGTCATGCCATTTGAGCAGTACATGGAGGAAGCACGGGCTTTCACGGCGGCGCAGCAGGAGCAAGAACAGCAGATTTTCGATGAGGTCAAAAAACAGAGCAAAGGTGTTGCACCTTGGGTCTTTGGCATGTTGACGGGGATCTAACACATGGCCATTCCTAAGTCATCGCGTGAATGTGTCCTCGATGCGTGGGTTAATCGGATTGCCGATTTTCGCGCATGGTGCAAGCCAGAAACACAACATGCTCACAACTGGAAAACACGCCCCTTCTCGCAAGCTGTGGGCGGTTGTCGCGCTCAGTTGGTCGATGATGCCGAGGCGATGCTGACTGAGTGGCGTATCAACGAAAATGCCGACGTTGAAGGCGGTTCGACCGCGTTTATTCCAGTGATGTTGACCGCTATTGCGTCTATCGAAGTGCCGCCTGATGTTGGTCAGATTATGGGTGTGCCTTATCTGCTCAATTCGATGATTCCCAACGATCCGTTAGAGCGTGAAGTCCAGTTGCGGACGATTCCGGCGGCATGGCGGGCTCAAATCGCGTATTTCAGTACCAATCCACACGATGCCCAGTCTATCGCCAATCAGTTTTGTGCATACATGACCGATGACGCAAAGCGGCGGTTTCAGGTGTCGTATGACTTGGGTGGTGGCTTTGTCGATCAATGGGACATCATGGTTTTGGAAAATAACCTGTTTCCAAGCGATGCCCCGAACGAATCAAAGAATATGTCAATTTTCACGGTAGACGTGACGATGATTGGCCTTGTTCCGCATGTGATTGGCCTTGGTGGTGATTGGGATAGCGTCACTGATGCTGGTTATAACCCGCTCACTGGCGAGATGGGTGGTGATAACGGTGGGCAAGACCCAAGTCTAGGCTTGTTGGTGGTGCAAGCTGATTTTGATGATGAAAATACGCGGGTAAATGCCGATCCAGACACGGGCGACGTCACCACAGAGGTGATTGCGCCATGATGACCTTCGGTAGTGTTTGCAGCGGTATCGAAGCCGCAAGCGTTGCATGGCACGGCATGGGGTGGCGGGCGGCATGGTTGGCCGAGATTGAACCGTTTCCAAGTGCGGTACTTGCCCACCATTACCCTGATGTACCAAACCTAGGCGATATGACCACGATTGCCGACAAGGTTTTGTCTGGTGACGTAGCCGCGCCGGACGTGCTGGTTGGCGGTACACCTTGCCAAGCCTTTTCTATCGCGGGATTGCGTCAATCGCTTGATGATTCCCGTGGTCAGTTGTCCCTTGAATTTGTGAGATTAGCCAATGCAATTGATTCAGCCCGATCTGCTGCTGGAAAACAGCCAGCAATTATCGTCTGGGAAAACGTCCCCGGTGTGCTTAGCACCAAAGACAACGCATTCGGCTGCTTTTTGGCAGGGCTTGCAGGTGAAAGCAGTCCGTTGCAGCCAGCAGGGGGAAAGTGGACAAACGCTGGTTGTGTGTTTGGACCACAAAGAGCCGTCGCGTGGCGCGTCCTCGATGCCCAATTTCATGGAGTTCCACAACGACGCAGACGTGTGTTTGTTGTCGCAAGTGCTAGAGACGCATTCGATCCATCCCAAATACTTTTTGAGTTCGACGGCGTGCGCAGGGATATTGCGCCGAGCCGAAAAACGGGGCAAGAAACTGCCAGAAATGCTGGATGTGGCGTTAAGGCGGCAAGTTACAGCACCATGAATGATCCTGTACTTACGCTTTGTGCCAGTGACCACAAAGGCGTAGGCAATCAGACGTTTTGTGATGGAAAAATCATCGCGCAACAAATACCAGCCCAAGACCCTGCACATTGCTTAGAAACCACGTCACATGACTACAGCCGGGCAGACGGTTTCAATATGGTGTCTGTGCATTGCTTAGAAGTTTCTGATTCGGTGATGGCATTTCCGACCGAGTTGTCTGCTACTCAATGTGTTGCAGCACAAAATCTATCGCCTTGCCTTGGTGTTGGTCATACGGTATCCGTCGCTTACTCATTCGATGCACTTGCCAGCAACAGCATGAAGTCGGCCAATCCACACAGCGGGTGTCGTGAGGTCGATTTATCCAAAACGCTTGATACCAGTCATCCATGCCCCAGCAAAAACCAAGGTGGTATCGGCATTGTTCAAGCGACCTACGGCATACCTGGCAACTGGATAGGCCGTAAGCCTGAAAATGGCGGCAATGCGGTAGAGCCGATGCACGATGTTGCCCCGTGTCTTACGGGTGCTGATCGGCATGGTGTGGCGGTTTGTTTTCAGCAAAATTCACGCGATGAAGTCCGCTTGCTTGGTGGTGATGGTCAGGTAGTTGGTGCGCTGGTGGCCGATGCTGGAGCAAAGCAGCAAAACTACATTTGCGAGTCTAGCGATTGCCTGAATCCCGATCAGCCCCAGTGTTGGCGGGTCTATCATCCCGATGGCGTTGCACCAGCTTTGCAGTCAGGCGAAGGACGCGGCAATGCGGTTTATGTTCCTATGGCCGTTCGCCGCTTAATGCCAGTCGAGTGTGAGCGATTACAGGGGTTTCCAGATCACTATACGCGCATTCCATACCGCAAAAAGACTGCCGAAGATTGCCCCGATAGTCCGCGTTACAAAGCCCTTGGCAATTCAATGGCCGTGCCTTGTATGGCGTGGATTGGCAAGCGTATAGCCGATTATGTTGGGGTGCAGCCATGACGCAACCCCAGATCATCAAAATTGATTCCCGCGTCAGTGGCTATGACGGCGAGCCTGTCCGGGTGCTTGCCGTCTGTATGCCCAATAGCGGCAAAGTCCTAGTCCAGAAGATTGCACCCTACCGCGAACCAATCAAGTCCAGCCCTGACACGGTGCTGGTTACAGATTCACCAAGTCACCACGCTAATTGGCAACTGGCCTTTTATGAGCAGCAGGACATTGCAGCAGCCACACGCGCCTATTTCGAGCGTAAGCGGGGCGGTTTCGTCAAGATTGAATCGGCAGTAGCCAAGTTTGACCCTGAAAGCGTCTTAGAACTGCGCAAAATCGACAAGACCGGCGCGGTGCATGAATTTAACAGTAGTGAGTTGACCAACGGCCACATGGCGATTCTGTTGGCGATTTGGGCATGTGGTCGGGCGTCGTTCGGCAACATGCTGTCTGAGCAGATGACAGATGATGGAGATGTAAGCCTAGACGACGATGACGACGATTCAATGATGCCGTTTAGCCTGAATGGTGGCTGATCTATGGCACTTGCTGATCTAAAAACGCTGGTTGAATGGAAACAAATGTGTTTGCGGTACCGCTATGATATTACGCGGTTTGCAATTGAAGCACTGGGCATGAAACCAACTTGGCAGCAGGATTTACTATTTCGATCCATTCAAACACCGGGTAGCCGTACCAGCGTCGCGTCTGGGCATGGTACGGGCAAAACGGCCAGCTCAGGCATTGTTGCGCTGTGGCACCTGTTGTTCTTTGAAGATTCGGTGATGATGTTCACCGCGCCGCAGATCAACCAGCTACGCAAACTGGTTTGGAAAGAAATTACCCTATCACTCACCAAGCTAAAAGCAGGGCCGTTGGCTTGGCTTGCCGAGTATGTGGTGGTGTTGGCCGAGATGGTCTATATCAAAGGCCACGATAAAACATGGCATGTATTGGCTAAAACAGCACCAAAGCACCAGCCGACCAACTTAGCCGGTCAGCACGGTGACAATTACATGCTATGGGTCGATGAAGCCTGTGGTGTCGATGATGCAGTCATCGAGGTGGCGATGGGTGCGCTTACCCATGAAGATAACCGCTGCTGTATGACCAGCCAGCCAGCGCGGGCAGCGGGGTTCTTTCACGATACACACCACAAACTGAGCCATCGAGCGGGCGGCGTATGGACAGCATTGACCTTCAATGGTGAGCAGTCGCCACTGGTGAGCGTTAAAGTCATCAAGGAGATGCTGCAAAAATACGGCCATCGTGACGATGCGGGCTACATGATCCGTGTACGCGGGCTGTTTCCTGACTTGTCAAATGAGTTCTTGGTCACTCGCACACAAGCTGCTGAAATGTATGTCGGCAAGTCGTTGTTTGACGGCGCACACGATGACTACGGCTATATTATTTCTGTTGACGTGGGCGGTGGTGTTGGCCGCGATGATTCAGTTATTGCCGTGGCGAAAGTGTGGGGACGAGCTCAGTGGGGCGATAATGCCAGACGGGTTGAGATTGTCGATCTGCCATTGGTCAAAAACAAAGATAACTTGCATGAGTTGGCGGGGATTATCAACGAGTGCATGATTCGCTATCCGAACGCCTCACTTGTACTCGATGACAACGGCGCAGGTAAGGGCTTAGGCCAGCACTTGAAGGCCAACGGGATATTTTTCAAGCCGGTCATTTGGGGTGGTGCATGCTTTAGTAATGCCAACAAGCGAGAATATGCCAACAAGCGCAGTCAGGCCAACGTCTGCCTATCACGCGCTATCGCACAAGGCCGATTCAAGATCACTACACGCAAATATATGGTCAAGGTGCAGGATCAGATTACCAAAATCGCATATTTCTTTGATGAGCACAGCCGATACAAGGTGATGAGCAAGGAGGATATGCGCAAAAAAGGGATCAAGTCCCCCGACCTTGCCGATGCCTTCGCGTTCCTATTTCTTGAGGGTGTCAACTATACCGAGGCGGGCGAAATGGTGTTTGCCGATAATGAATCAGGCTCAGATGATGACGATTGGGGGGCGTTGCAGGCGGCGGCTGAAAATCTGTAGGAGTGGAACCATTCAAAAACGGCGTTTGGCCAGTGCTCAAAATAGGCTATTCGTGGTTTTTGAGTGGTTGCTATGTCTACCGTTGCCGATAATTTACTTCAAAGTGCAGATATTGATCGTTTGTTGGGTGAGCAGTCAGCACGTCCGATAAACGCCGGAAAAGTGGTTAAACATATCTTTACAGTCAAGACTGGTTTTTTTGCTACTACCACAATTGTTACCAAGTCAAAGTTATATGCAGATGAGTCTGTTGAAGTTGTTTGGATAAAAGAGGTTCAGTCACAAGACTTGCAAGCGCGATTCGCCAAGCTGAAAGAATTTGCCGACAAGCATTCCAATACGGTGTTTTTTGTTGATGCCACTGGTTGTGGTCGTATGGCATACGAACTGATGAAGCAGGCTGGAATCAAAGACGCTCAAGAAGTCATGTTTGGTTCGACTTGTTTTAAAAAACAAAATCGCACTGAGTATTTCAATAAAAGGGCAATGTGCCATGTAAAACTTGCTCGCTCAGTTGCACGTCAAAAAATCGGGCTTTTAAAAGTAAAGCCGTCACAAAAGCAGAAGATCAAAGATCAATTAAGCGCAATGCAGGCTGGGTTTGATAGTCAATGTCGATTCAAGGTTCCAAACAATCAAGATTTAGTTTGGGTTGGCATTAAATCAATGGATTTTGTCGATGCGTTGGCGATGGCCTTTTACGATGAGGGCGCAACCTAATGCCTACCCCAATCATCTTCACGCTCACCAACGCAGGCTTAAACGCAGCCCTAGACGCCGATGCCAATGGCCTGACGCTATCGCTGACACAGATCGGCATTGGTAGCGGCAAATACACACCAGCGGCTACCAGAACCGCACTACAGACCGAAATAGCTCGCTATCCGCTATCAGGCGGCGATATTGAGCCGAACAGCAAGACATTGCGGTTTTCAGCCATTCTTGAGTCTGTCACCACACAACAGGCGTTTGAAGTTGGCCTGTTCACGTCTACAGGCGTTTTGTTTGCGGTCGCAAGTACAACGGGTACTGATCCGCTGATTTTAGTCACTGCAAATATCGCATTTGTTGGTTCGTTTGGATTGGTGGTGTCTGAGATTCCGCCGGGTAGTGTCACGGTGGTGACTGATCCAAATGCGCCTTTGGCAGTTGTTTTGCTCAATCAGCATGTGACCAATCCAAACCCACATCCGCAATACGCCATGAAGTTGGCGTTTGACAATCATGTGACGCAGAATGCTTTAGAGCATGCCAATTTATTAACGTTGATTATGGCTGAAGCTGATGCGCGTGACTTAGCCGATCAGCAGCATGTGGAAGCTGCCAATCCTCATCCACAATATGCATTTGCTGCAGACATTAACCCACGGCATCTATTCCGCTTTATCCATAACACTGGTGGGCCATATGACACCAGTTTTGGAGTTGCACCAGGTGCGGTTGTGCATACCCTTGAGGGTACGGCGCATGATTTGGGTAATTGTCTAACTGATTATGATGCCATTGAAGTAGTTGCCGTTACTGATTATGAGGTGCAAGGCATCACACTGGGAAATAGCTTAAACCGTCAAGGCTTTTTGCTGAAGTTCGATGGTTACATTCAATTTGGTAATTATGCCGGTCAAGGTGATACGGCTTTTAGTACGCCAAGTGTGAAGCTATTACTGCTAGATGATGCAGCTCAGACTTTGGTTGAGATCCCACTCACGCTGACACATGTATCAGGGCTGTTCGCCAATAACGGCAATGTTGGCCATGTCATGTATCGACTCTCAAAAGATTTCGACCTATACAACCTACGCAAAACAAATGGACAGCTACCAAATCCATTGTACGCAGCTATTTCAGCAACTGGCGTATCAGATTCAGATGGTGGCAGTCCAGACCTGCAAATTTTAACCATCGAAGGCTTTTCAGTCTTGTGTAGCTACTAAGGTGCACTGTCATGAGCAATCTAAACGCATACCGCAACGCCATACGCGACTTGATCGAGCTGATCAAAGCGCGTGGCACGTCAAGCCAAATGCTTGCTTGGCAGATCGGCGAGGATGAAGTGAACGATCCTACGCTGGTCAGCCTACGCGCATACGGTAGCCGCACCCATACCGACGTGGTGATGGTCGCATGTGGCACGTCTGGTATTTGGGAACCACTGCCAATGGTAGTTATTGTCATGCCACAACTGCCACAAATCCTGCAATTGCGCCGCACATACGGAATTGAATAATGGTTTTTGCGCCGGATGTTGAGCGGGATAGGATCAGACGCGAGCAGCAGGAACGCCAAGCCCGTGAGTCCTTTCGTAAGCAGGCGCGGGAAAACTTGCGCGGCTCAAAAAACTTTGCCAGCGAACAAAATACGCTATTGCGGGAACGTGACAAGCAGATTCGGGATGATCTGGCAAACGCTGCAAAAATCACGAAGCATCAAGTCCCCCAAGGTACCGATACCAAGGGCATGCTTGAGCTGACATTCGGCAACGACAAGGGCAAGTTATCACAGACACTGACCGATGATGACCTACGGACATTCAGCCGCAATGTGGCCACGGCACAAGAACGGTTTGCCGGTGGTATCACGCCACAGCAGGTTATCGACTTATCGCGGGATATTGACCGCGAACGCTCAAACAAGCAGATTTTTCTAGCCGCGCCATTTCAGCGTAAGGGCGATACTTTCCGCTATCTCACCAATGCGGGGCCAGACAGTAAAGACACGCGCCACTACGTCACAGTGCAGTTTTTGGGTTACGCCAACATGCTGACAGGTGCAAAGGAGAAAAAAGGGCAGGCTATCCGCAACAACGTCACCAATGGAAAAATTAGGTTTACTTGTGACTGTGGCCGTCATCGGTACTACTACAACTATCTGGCAGGCGTGGGTAACTACCATTTAGGCCAAAAGGAGCTACGGTTTCCATTCATTCGCAACCCAAATTTAGGCGGTGTGGCTTGTAAACACGTCTTGCGCGTGATGCAGGTGATTACGTCGCCGCTGGGTGTCGATTACGTCGTGAAGCAGGTGCAAAAAGACCGCGCCATGCTTGACCGGCAAGAAGGGCAAGCCAAGACAACCAGAACCGACCTTAACGCTGAATTTGACCGTCAGCTCAAACAAGCCGACGGCAAACGCTCACAAGTCACGCCGACCACGGAACGCGCCGGATACAAGCGCAAAATGCAGAACGCAGCGCGTAAGGCGGCACAGGAACAGGCGGCCAAGGAGAACCAGCGGGCTGAACGTATAGCGCGTCAGGCACGATTGGATGGTTTGTTCGCCAGTGGCTTGATGCCCGAAGATGATTACAAGTTTTACAGTGAGCAAAACAAATGACCATCAGCCCCGTAGTAAATCAGGTGGCCAGCGGTCGCCGCCTTGTAGCGCGTCAACTGGTGATGAATGGACTAGGCACCATCCCATGCCAAGTCTGGCGCAAGCGGGTAGTTCCCAACGATCCAGCAACGCCCACAGCTACCGGCCTAAGCTGGAATAGCATTGCACTGTCTGAGCAAGACGAACCCGATTATGAGTATGACGAGTTGGGCTATGCCTACATGCTGCTAGATCGGTTTACAGGTGCTGCAATGCACGACAACAACAGCATGGTGAACGGTGCCGACACAATGATTATGGCGCAGATTGAGCCGTATGACGATTCAATCACAGATAAGCGTCAACAGATCATTCAATTGCCAGAATGGTTGCCGAAGATCGGTGACTTGTTTGCGCTACTGATCCAGCCTGAATTGATCCTGTGGCTTGAGCTGGTCGATATAACGGGTCAGAGCATGGTAGCGGATTTTGGCAAAAAGTATATTTTGAACAAACGTGATGATTTATTTGAAAAAGAGCCGTTTAAATCTGAGCTTGAGGATCGGTTGGAACCTTAATTTTTGGGCGTGTTTGTATCTGCGAAAGTGTGGCTAATGTCATTCACTGGAGCGATGCAATGTCTTATCGCTTGTTTTACCAAGAAGGTGCGCCCACTGGCACTAAAGAGATGAAGATTCAGTGCATTTCTGCCATTTTTGGCTACCAAATTCAGGGGCCAATTGGTGTAAAGGTGCGTTTTTCGGGAACGAACCGAATTGATCCTGATGTCGATAACCCAGATCATTGGGTTCCCATCGTCGAAATAGAGAAAGAAACCGCCGATGATCGGGAGCTGGGGCATACCACAGGCCACTCATACGACACGTTGATGTTTGAAGTGCTGCAAGGCCCCGCAGACGTTATGGTCAGTTCGGGAGTAGCAGGCTAATGGCAGTCACGGTATTTAGTGCCGCTGGTGAGCCGGATTTAATCACGCCGTTACAAGAGGAAGTCGCTAAGAAGCTCAATACTTTAGATGCCCCTGCCGCAGTGCGCGGCACAGCACTAACCGGATTTACCCCAACAAACAGCGCGATTATATCAACAGATAATGTCGTGCAAGCGTTTGGCAAGGCGCAGGGGCAGATTGATGGATTGGCGGAGGTTGCTACATCCGGTAGTTACTTGGACTTGTTAAATCGACCCGATATTGATGAGTCCAAATCATTAGTAGCTTTTTCAGCATCAAACAAAGCCATCACAAGCAATGCAAACGCAACGATCTACAGCAGCGACAAAGCTGCTTTTGACGCTGATGTTACGCTTGCAACAGCGCTCTATACGACGTATGTATGCGAGATCGACTTATTGCTTGACTTCCCAACCAGTCAGCTGAACGCAGTCGGCGTGATGGCTTTTATAAATGGCGCGATTATCTCGCTCAGCACAGAAATGCAAATGGCAGTAAGCGCTGTAAATAGTGCGAGCATCTACAAGGTGCGCCTAGAGATTGCTAGATACAGCGGCAGTCGTCTTGGTGTGTCGGGATTTGGGCACGGACTAAACGGCGCTATAGTCACGTATACGCACGCGTCGTCATTTTATGGCATTGCAACTTTTAATGTGTGCGTCAGATTTACGGGTACACCGCAAGCCAATAATAAAATTGTTGTCAAATCAGCGCGACTGTACCAACTCAATAACGCGTCGTGATTGTGTATGATATCTTTACATAAGCACAGGAGCGAGCGATGAGTGCAGACAAAAGCGTATCGGCAATCTTAGCAGCAACTCACAAAACTGATTTGCTGCTGATTGGTTGCGGTATTGGGCTAACGCTTGGCGTAACGGCTGGGATTTTATACCCGTTGCCCGAAAGCAGCCGTGTTAAGTCGCTGTGGTTTAAGGCTTTATTGTC